ATACGGAGGAGGAGCTGACGGCGATGACCGTATCACAGATCGAGGATCTTGCGACAGAACTGGGTTATGAGATCGGAAGTGGTACAAAGGCAGAGAAGATTGCAGCTTTTTTGGCTGCACAGACAGCTGCCGGTGAGGATCAGAGCACGGAATAATGAGGGTACAACATGACACTTTTGGAATATGTCAAAAACAAAATGGAGATCCGGCATACACAGAAGGATGAGACGATTCAGGAAGACATCAAAGCCGCGGCGCTCGATCTGAGCGCCTGCGGCGTAAGCGTCTACACGGATGAGGATGGTGAAGAAGATCCGGTTATCAAGGACGACAGACTCATCTGGAATGCTATCGCTAACTATTGTATGTGGCACGATAACACGCACGGCAAAGGCGACCAGTATATGCGGTACTACAAAGATGCGTTGATCTGTATGGGAAACTGTAAGGAGTATGCATATGTACAACGAGACAGTCAAGCTAATAACGGTTCTTAATACATCGGAAGATGAAAATGGATATACGGTTGAAGGCGATACTCGTGAAGTGACAGTGTATGCATATGTCAAGTCGGTCAAATACACAGAGTATTATGCGGCACTTGCGGCAAATATGCACGTACAGAACATTTTTGTAATGGACCCACATGATTATGAGATGTCTTATATTGAGACCCATGGCACAACCGGAAGGAATCGGACGTTGAAAGCGTCAAAGCTGGAGTATGATGGACGATTGTATCGAATTGTACGAACATATAAGACTCAAGACAACACGATAGAGCTGACATGTGCGGAGGTAGAGTAATGGCGGACTTTTCTTTTGATCTACCGTCGGATTTAATGGAAGGATTACTGCAGACGGATTTTGAAGAGATTGCGCAGGAATGTCTGAAAGAAGCGGCACCTGTTCTGGAGACCACGATGAAAAGTAAGGTCAAAGCTTCCATATCACATTCAGGTGACTCGGAAATGGTCAGCAGCATCAAGGCAAGAAAGCCACGCAAAGGAAAGAACGGCGACTTTTCTGTTTTTGTAGGGCCTTCCGGATATAGTGATCACACGTACAATAAGGGCAAAAACAAGCAGAGAAAATACAAAGTTTCGAATGCTTTAAAAGGAATCTGGCTTGAGTACGGGATACAGCATCCAACGCACCATCAGCCGGCAAAACCATTTATAACAGCCAGCGTTCATGCCTGCAAAGATGCAGTTATGCGAAAAATGCAGGAAGCGTACAATAGAAAGGTCGATACATGAACATATCAAAGAAGATCAAGGAAGTGCTCCGGCAAACGGGATTTCCGGTGGAACAGGATGAGTATAGCGGAATTGAGACAAAGTACATTGTGTTTTCCTATGAGGATGAAATGCCGGTACTATTTGGTGATGACTGCCCGATAGCTGATACGGTGTATCTCCAAGTTCAGTTAATCAGTCCGAAAAATTACAGCTATGAGCCGAAGAAAAAAGAGATCAGAGATCTGCTTGAATCCAACGGATTTATTGTAACAAATATCAGGTCATTTTTGGGAAGTGGCTATGAAGAAGCAGAGAAAATACGACAGACCGTGTTTTCCGTGACTTTTA